ATGAGTGAAATAGTAGCAAGCGAAATATGGAGCGAGCTCAAGCGTTATGTTAACACAGTAGATCGTGCAGATGCTGCCGAAACTATTGTGTCAATATTGATTGATCATGACAGTGATGTTGAAGATATTAGAGATGCGTTCAAAGGCGATGCAGATATCAAACGAGCACTCACAGTATATCTTGACAATGACAATGATTATTCTGAAGATGACGAAGAATTTGAAGAAGAGGAAGAATTCGAATCCGATGAATGGGAGGATTAATGTGGTACAGCCGCATAACTGCCAATCTTGGTGACATTCCAGATTTTATTGCTCACTACGAACAAGAGCTAGATGTTGCCAAGCGTGACTGCAAGATCAGCGGTGTTATTGAAAAACATATCGCCGCACTTCCTGGCATCACTGAGCAACGATTCAATCAATTACAAGAAATTGAAGCAGTATTGAATTATCTCAATATACAGTTGCGTAAAATACGCCGCAAGCACTTTCAAAAGTATCTTGAAGGATATGCACGAGCATTGACTAGCAGAGATGCAGAAAAATATGTAGACGGCGAGGATGAAGTAATTGACTTTGAAACCATTATCAACGAAGTTGCACTACTACGCAACAAGTGGTTGGGTATTATGAAAGGCCTAGATACCAAACAATGGCAAATGGGTCATATTGTGCGGTTGCGTACTGCTGGCATGGAAGACATAACAATATAATGGCATTTACTAATTTAGATCAAAGTCACGATCATAGTTTACAAACTTTAAACATGTTGTACGAATATGATGACTTTATGGCCAGCATAGGTACACTAGCGGATATGGGCTGTGGAGCTGGATTAGATATTGAATGGTGGGCCACAAGAACCACCAGAGATGACAATCCCAAACCATTGAACATACAATGTGTTGGTGTTGATCTGCTTGACAGCTTTCCAATGGCAAGAAAGTATCCAAATGTTACATATCAAAAAAGAGACTTTGAATCAGAAATCCCACTGACCAGAAATAGAACTTACGATGTGTTATGGTGTCATGACGCATTTCAATATTGTATTAGTCCTATTGATACCTTGATCCAGTGGAGAAACATTACCAGCGAAAGCGGTATGATGATTTTAATTGTGCCGAAAACCATTGATATTCGACACAGACAGTTAAAATATGTTCAGCCCAATGGGCACTATTACCATTACAGTATTACCAGTCTCATACACATGTTGGCAGTAACTGGATGGGATTGCAAATCAGGATTTTTTCTTGACAACGCCATGGATCCATTTATACATGCAGTGGTTTACAAAAGCAATCAAGAACCCAGAAATCCCAAAACAACAACATGGTATGATCTAGTAGATTCTGGATTACTGCCAGAAACTGCCAGTGCCGGAATACTAAAGCACGGATTCTTACAACAAGAAGACCTATTGTTGCCCTGGCTTGATCTCAGTTTAAATCCCATGGGAAAAGTATAACACCGCTGGATCAAGGTGTAAATATCGCTATGAAAATTGTAATAGTAACTGGTGGGTTTGATCCGCTACATAGCGGTCATATAGAATACTTTAAAGCCGCTAAAAAATTAGGAGACTGGTTAGTAGTTGGTCTTAATAGCGATGACTGGCTAGTTCGTAAAAAAGGTCAATCTTTTATGCCAATATGGGAAAGAGATACCATTGTTCGTTCATTAAAAATGGTAGATCAAACAGTAATGGTTGCAGATGACCCAGATGGCAGTTGTTCTACATTTATCAAAGAAACCTTAGAATTATTTTCAGATTCTGAAATCATATTTGCCAATGGTGGCGACCGCAACGCTGATAACATTCCAGAAATGAAAATACAAGATCCAAGGCTAAGTTTTGTATTTGGCGTTGGCGGCAAAGATAAAAAGAACTCCAGCAGTTGGATATTAGAAAATTGGAAGAAGCCTAAAACTCCCAGAGCCTGGGGATACTATCGTGTGCTGCACGAACTAGGACAAGAAGTCAAAGTCAAAGAACTAACAGTTGAACCTGGCAAGATGCTTAGTATGCAACGACATCAAGATCGTGCTGAACATTGGTTTGTTGCAGAAGGAACTGCGACAGTTTATACTATAAATCGAAGTTCAGATGCAGAACTTCTGGGCGAATTTGCTCAGCACCAATACATACACATCAATAGAGAAGAGTGGCATCAGCTTTGTAATGAAACTGATCAGCCACTCAAAGTTGTGGAAATACAATACGGCAAAAATTGTGTTGAAGAAGACATAGAACGACTATGAACTCAATTCCGATTTTTATCGGGTATGATCCAAGAGAAGCAATTGCATATCATACATGTGTAAACAGCATTATACGGCACGCTAACCAGCCAGTTGCAATTACTCCTATGTCTTTGAATCTATTTCAAGACTACAAAGAAACTCACACTGACGGTAGTAATCAGTTTATCTATACTAGATTTCTTGTGCCGCATCTAATGGGATTCCAAGGTTGGGCAATTTTCATCGATGGTGACATGATCTTGCGTGATGATATTGCTAACTTATGGAATCTTAGACAACCCGACAAAGATGTCATGGTAGTAAAGCACAACTACAAAACTCGCATGCCCGTCAAGTATCTTGATTCAAAAAACGAAGATTACCCAAGAAAAAACTGGAGTAGTGTAATATTATGGAATTGCAATAGCCCACACAACCGGCAACTAACACCAGAATTTGTACAACAATCATCTGGGTCATTTTTACATAGATTTTCCTGGCTAGATGACGCAGCTATTGGCACATTACCGCTGGAGTGGAATTGGCTGCCTGATGAATACGGTGTTAATTTCAACGCCAAATTGTTGCATTATACACTGGGCACACCGTGTTTTGAAGAGTTTGCAAATACTCCGCAGTCCGAAGAATGGCACCGTGAAAGAATACTAACTGAATACTGCCAGCAACGATTTGCAAAAAATCACTGATTTAATGATAAATAACTATAGGAGATATCACACATGGCAACAGTAAATAACAAGACACTTAAATTTTATGGGTCTGCATACGGCGAAACCGCAGTAACCTTAAAAGCAGTAATAAACGGCACAACTGTATTTGAAGGTGAAGTACCTACTATCAATACCCCAATTCCAACTGATGGATCAATTGAAGTTGATCAATTATTATTTACTTTAGAAGATTGTTCATTATTTCCTAGCGATTTTGGTGGTTCGTACCCAATGAGTATACAAGTTACCAATGGATACGGCGCAGTATTTTCAGATGTACAATCTAATTGGATGCCTTTTGTTCAAAATGAAGCATACGCAGAAAATTGCACAATTAGTGGTACTACTCTTACAATAGGAACATTACGATCTGGGACTATAATACCTAAACTGCAATTAATAGTCAAAGATTTTCCACCTGTGACATGTATATCTTCTAAACTAGGCGACGATAGCGCAAATACCTGGGTAATAACAAATAGTTTAACCTACAGTGGCGATATTCTATTTGGCCGTAGAAGTCTTGGCATGCCAAATATATTTAGAACTTGTTACAAAGGAACTCCTGCTAATTCAGAAGGCACTCCGGATTTTCGTAGCAGTGTACAAATCGACGGGCATCAACAAGTTCCTCCATTGCCAAAATCAATAGATCGTACATGGACTTGGACAGTTCCGTCAGGCAGCACAATTTCTTATCAGTTTACTGTATCTGCTGGCACTCCTGCTTCACCGTAATAAAAAGTAGTACTTTTTACTAAAGACCCTACATGATGTAGGGTTTTTTATGACTTGACTAGAAATAGTGTTTTTTGTATAATTACAGCACTATGAAAGCACCCAAGCGCACTCTTAATCCACAACCCAGAGCACATCGTGTGTTGTTTGATCGCGACTTGCCGTTTCGTCCACGAACTGAGCAGAATCGTGTGTTGTATCAACGCAACACTAAACATCGTGCTCAACTGTTGGCAGATTGACACCTAAATGCCATTTTGCTATAATAACAGCATAGACAGTAAAAACAACAAGATCAAACAGTGTTGCACAAAAACAACACCACAATTTGACACAAAATTCCCAGTTTGTTATAATACTTGTATAAACTAAAAAGGAGCTAACAATGTCAAACAGTTATATTCGTGTAGTGTCAGGTACATATCGCAACAAAAGCGTGGCAGGTATGTGTTTTGAACTTGTAGAACAATTAACTACCACAGGCAAAAACAGTTTTGTCAAGGTAAGAAACAATGGGCAGTTTCCAAACATGCCCGAAACTATTCGTGTAAATGTAACAGGAACTCACGACTATGAGTTCGTAACTCAAGGAGAGAGTATGTCAGAAGTTGTAGAATTCAAGCCAGTACAATCTGTAGTAAAAGAAACTGAAGAACAAGCAATGGCTCGTATTCGAGATCGCTTTGAGATTTTGACAGAAATGACAAAGGCTGCTACCGCAGGCGACATTCGTGCAATGATTGTGTCAGGTCCACCCGGAGTTGGCAAGAGCTATGGTGTAGAACAAGAAGTTGAGAAAGCTTGTTTGTTTGACAAGATTGCTGGCAAGAAACTTCGTGCCGAGGTAGTTAAAGGTTCGGCAACACCCATTGGTTTGTATCAAACATTGTACAAGTATTCAGACTCTAATTGTGTATTGGTGTTTGATGACTGTGACAGTATTTTGGTAGATGATGTTGCTCTTAACTTGCTCAAAGGTGCATTGGACTCAGGCAAGAAGCGCAAGATTTCATGGTTGAGTGAGTCTAGCACTCTGCGTAGAGAAGGCATTCCAGACAGTTTTGAGTTCAAAGGTAGTGTTATCTTTATTACGAATTTGAAATTTGATCAGATGAAATCGCAAAAGTTGCGTGATCACTTGGATGCACTGCAGAGTCGTTGCCACTATCTTGACTTGACACTAGACACAATGCGTGACAAGATTTTGCGTATCAAGCAAATTGCCAAAGATGGCATTTTGTTTCAAGACTACGATTTTGAAGAGTGTGTGCAAGACGACATCATTGAGTTTATGAATACAAATCAAAATCGCTTGCGTGAAATGAGTCTGCGTATGGCTCTTAAGATTGCAGATTTGGTCAAGAGCTTTCCAGCAAAATGGAGACTCATGGCAGAAACAACTTGCATGAAGAATGCATAATTGACAGTTAGCTCCAGAACTGTAGACATACAGTTCTTTTATAACAGGCACTTAGGTGCCTGTTTTTTTGTATTCTAAAATACAGTTCTTAAATAACACATGAAAATACTGTTTTCAAACAACGAAACTGTAGAGTTAACTATAGACAACTCTCCCATTGGGAAAATTTATCAAAAAACATACAGGCACTTGTCCCAGATACCAATTCCTTTTAGTCCTTGGGATAATCCTTACTATTACAAAGACAAGGTTAGTTATACAGAACTTGTTGATAAGTTAATAACATACGCCGAAGAATTATCAATTTCTATAGACAGAGATTTGTGTTTAGCCCAGGACCAATCATACTTCAACACCATACACAAGATCTACGAAGACAACTACGATGGCAGTGCAGGATGGCTAAGTTATCACGAACATATCCATATGTGCGAAAACTATTATGCACAGTCCACAGAAGAATTTAGTATAGATTATCGAGAAAAAATGGGTCTGCTGGAAAAGAAATTTGACTTAAACTGGTTAAAAACTACTACAACGAATATTCGAGCAGGTGATATGTTTGTAAAATGGGAAGAACTAGGAAAAACTCCCTACACTTATTGGAGAGACAATGAGCCAGTGGACATAAAAAGAATGTGCACTTTGTCTAAACCCTGGCTCAAACTAATACCAAAAATTAAAATTGCACTGACTGATATTGATAGATTACAAGATGTAAAGATTGCTGAATTTGAAGACTGGTGGTCACAACACAAAGCGACATGGTTACAACATTGGAGACTAACTGACTGGACCACACACGACATATTTGCAGTTAATGTAATTGGTAAGACCGCACAACTAGATTTGTTGACTACCTTGTTAAAAAATAACACAACTCCTATTAGAATTTTACTAGAATGAACTGGCCAATAGTTATTAAAAATGGTGCAAATTTAAATCAAACACTAAGTGGAATACAGTTTGATAAATTTGGTAACAGCATCTCACAAAATATTTTCATATGCGATGAATGGTTGGACGGATTCAATTGGGCCAAGGAAAATAATCACACTTGCGTATTATTTGTCAACAGTGGCACTATTGTACTGGATTGGCACCGGCTCCAACAGTTGATTGAATACTATCCTCACACAGGATTGATTGCCCATTTGATTTGGCACCCAGGCGACCAAATGTATATCAATGATCAATGTTGGTTTATGGATATCAGATATTTTGAGCCTACTGACTTTACTGCGACTAGAGTTAGCTATCCTTCTGCAGTTCGCAGCAATCAAAATTTACACGATGACTATACACCATTATGGGTCAAGCCAATACCGGGCACTGGTGTAGAATATGATGTTACCAATTTTGGACAAGGTCTTGTTGCTAGGCAATTAAACAATAATCGTGCAGTGGTTAATTGGAACAATTCTGCAAGAGATTTAAAATTATTTTTGTATGATAATGTGTTAGATCTATCCCTGTTTCAAGAATACAAAGATGTTGCCGAGAATCAGTTATGGGTGTTCAACAATGAATCAATCTCCATAGTCGGAAAAGAAAAATTAGTATCTCCTGGGTCAGGTCTATATTGGATGTTAAACATAGTTGACCCTGCTACAACCAAAATACAAATAGTTGATATAAGTAGAGTGCAAGTTAAATTCTGTCAGGCACTTTGGCATACTTGGGACGGCATTGACTATGGCGGGTTTGTTTGGCAATTCATAAATGAAAACAAATTAATACATTATGAACTAGATAACCCGCGGTTGAGTCCCTTGGAAAAATTAAAGTTAAAAGGCAAAACAAGATTCATTGAGTATGTTAATACTACATTCAACAACATAGTTAGCAATGATTTCTCACATCAATGGTGCCTGGCCCGAGCAACAAAAACTGTTGATTTTTGCAATGACAACCTGATAACTTGGGTACTAAACAACGATGTAAGTGACTACGACCATATATGGACTTCGAACATTTTAAAATACAAATGGACATTGTTGCACACAACTGTTGACGAATATAAAAATTTTCAATCAAAAATAAAATGAAAAATAAAATAAGTCAGTTGATGCTCAATAGATATATCAATCACAAATTTGAATTGCCTGAGTACAACCCAACGGCTGACTTTGATTGGATTAAAACCAAATCTGGGTTGCCATGGTTGAAATTAGAAATTGATATTCCGTACCAGGCAATACTAGCAGAAATTTCAAATATTCAATCGTTGTTGCAAGAGCACAGAGAAGAGTATGGTGAGCACCAGGGATGGAAAAGTTTTTGTATACACGGCAAAAGCTACGATGCTACTAGAGAAGACAGTTATTACAATGATTCCCGCCCATACATTTGGACACCAGAAGCAACAAAACTTATGCCCAACACTGTTGACTATTTTTCAACGCAATGGCCTAGTGTGAGTTTTAATCGTGTTAGAGTTATGTTGTTAGAACCCGGAGGATATGTGAGTATCCATCGAGACACTGACCACGCAGAGTTAACCGCAATTAATATTGCGATTACTCAACCAGCCGATTGTAATTTTGTAATGGAAAAACACGGCACAGTTCCGTTTGAGCCTGGTTCTGCATTTTGGTTAGACATATCCAATAGACATACTGTGTTTAATGATAGCTCAGAACATCGCTGGCATATAATCATTCACCAAGACTTTGACAACATAGAATTTCAAAACATGGTTGTAAATTCTTATAAAAAACTGTATAATACTATTAATGAGAACCGCTACAATCACAATCAAAGATGAAGTAAACATCAAAATAGATGGATTAGAACTTGACGCACGACGGTCATTGGTTAATGCATTTAAATATGATGTTCCTTATGCAAGATATCTTCCTGCGGTCAGACTAGGACGCTGGGATGGCAAAGTGAGTTATTTTCAAATGGGTGGTAGCACTTATGTTAACCTGTTGCCAGAGATCATTCCTATATTGGAAAAGTTCAACTACGACATAGAGCTTGATGATCAAAGATCCTATCGCACAACATTTGATTTTGCAACAGTAACTGAAAACACATTTGCACATAAAGTGTGGCCCAAAGGACATCCCCGAGCAGGCGAGCCTATCATGCTTCGCGACTATCAAGTTGAGATTGTTAATAATTTCTTAGCCAACCCACAATGTATGCAAGAAGTTGCTACAGGAGCAGGTAAAACAATCATGACTGCGGCATTGAGTCACAGCATTGAACCCTATGGTCGTAGCATTGTTGTTGTGCCCAACAAAAGTCTAGTGACACAAACAGAAGCAGACTATCGTAATCTAGGACTGGATGTTGGTGTGTACTTCGGAGACCGCAAGGAGTTTGGTAAGACACATACCATATGCACCTGGCAGAGTTTGAATGTGTTGTTGAAAAATACAAAAAATTCAATGGCTGAAGTCACAATACAGGACTTCATTGAAGATGTTGTTTGCATCATGGTCGACGAAGTACACATGGCCAAAGCAGATGCACTTAAAGCATTGCTCACAGGAGTAATGAGTCATATTCCAATTCGTTGGGGACTCACAGGAACCATACCCAAAGAAAAGTTTGAAAGCCAAGCGTTACTGGTAAGTATTGGTCCAGTTATAAGTCAACTAGCCGCCAGTGAACTTCAAGATCGTGGAGTACTGGCACAATGTCATGTGAATATTGTGCAGTTAGTTGACCACGCAGAGTTTTCTAACTACCAAAGCGAATTAAAATATCTTCTTGAAGAAGAAGACCGACTCAAAACCATTGCTAATCTTGTACGACAAGTAAATCTCACAGGCAATACCTTGGTGTTGGTGGATCGTATTGCACCAGGCCAGGCCCTGGTAGCACAGTTAGAAAATGCAGTATTTGTATCAGGATCAACCAAAGCAGGAGATAGACAAAGTGAGTATGACGAAGTTGATC